TACTTCAGGCAGGCAAGGACACTCATAAGGTAGAGCAGGAATAAGCTCTACACAATCAAGAGTTTGATATACAGACTGACTAATAGGCTGTCTTTTATCCAGTTTCTGTTCAATAAGAAAAGCCCTAGTTGTCAAGGCTTTATTATAAATGTGTCTTGATGACAATCTCGAATCATCAGATTTTATCCCTTTAGAATAAAGAGATTGAATCCGTTGTATTATTTCTTTTGTCTTCATAATTTTATCTTTCTTTTACAGACCAAGTTGAATCTTGCTCTAGAGTACAGTTATCATTATCTAACAAGTTTGCTATTTGCCAAAATATAAGGTCGTTTTGATTTAATATTACAGAAGTTTGACCTGACCAAATACCTACGTCTCTACCTCCTTGAAAGTTGTTAACTGTTCTTACTTGAGCATATTCTACAGTCACATTAGCCTGGGTATCTATCTTTATTAAAAACAATTCATAATTATCATTGTCTTTTCCGTCTATTAAGAAATCCCAATTAACTGTAAATTCTCTTGGGTTAATACCTATATGTCTCAGTCTACCATTAGCAGGACTATCAAAGTGTTGTAAGTCTACAGCTGTAAAAGTTCCGTTTAAGTCTACTGCTTCCCCTTGAGTTACTATTACTGTTTGAACCTCTGTTTCATTATTTAAAGCACCACCCACGAAAGTATTAGGAATACCTATATTGTTATCCCAATCACAAGGTAAATCACTTGCTAATAGATTTGGAAATATATTTGTATCGTCAGCATTAAATCCCCCGTCTCTGCTTATTATAGCTCCTTTAACTTGCACTGTAGAAGGGTTTATAAAGTTTATAGTCTGAAAATCACAGAAAGGTGCTAAAGTAGGTAAGTCACAGTTAATATCTGTTAAGAATCTACTATTCATTTGGAATAAGGTTCCTTCTTTGAATAATGGCTTAGTCATTGTTCCTGCTAAACTTCTAACAATACTTGTAGTTATTCTATAACCGCCTCTCCATAAGCCATGTAGCGTCAATGAAGGAGAACCTCCAAATCTCCCTGTACCATCTTCTAAACCTTGTCTGTAGTCATATATGTCTCCTAAATCAGTACAATCTATGTAGTTGATTCTTGAGAACTCAAAAGCATTAAACCCCGTAGCATCATATAACTCGTACACTTTAGAACCTGCTCCTAAAACTGATATAAAGTAATCAGCACCTAACAAGTTGCCACTGCCTATACCAATAGACTCAGATATAAACATCGTATAATTGTCTTCAGATGATGTAAGACCACTAATGTCAAAAGACAGACCTGATATAGTCATTCCAGTTGGAGGAACTGTTATTTGGGTTGAACCCATATCAATAATCCCATCCAAAAAGTATTCCTTAGTAGAATCAATTACTCCTCCTAAGATAGTGTCTTTGTTAGCCTGAGTGACTATAATCCTGTTCTCGGTTGGTGATAAGATTGTTGGAGATTCAATAATCCCTTTTAATTTCCACCAGAGCCAAGGTAACCTAGTAATATACCAATCTAATTTCATACTTTATTGTTTTAAATGTTTTAAATGTTCTTTTAAAATTTCAGTGTAATCTTCTGTATCAAACATCTCATATTCTCCACTTGGCTTTAGCCAGATAACCTTTCTACTCTCTACTTCAAAACCTGTTTGTTCAAACAAAAGTTGGTAGTAAGATAATTGTAATTGGTAGTGGTTTAGAGGCATATCTAATAAACTATCAAATGGAGCTTTTAATTTTTGTCCATTAAAATTCTTGTATAAATCCTTATTTGTTTTGTAGTCACCAATAATATACTTTCCTGTTTGCATATTGTACAAGAGAATATCTCCTGTTCCTGCAAACATGTACTCTTTATGGTACATCTTTAGCTCCATTATAACTGGTACAATGTGATTTGGGATGTCATTCCAAAACTTAACAACTGCTTCTTCGTATCCTGTTGGTGGAATTAGGTCCCTATTAAACGCATATAGCTCACCAAAATAGTGAGCTCTGTTTCCAATAGCTAATGCAACATCAGAATTTAATTTCCAAAGATGAGCTGTGGTGCCAGGGGGCAGCTTGTCTCTCTTATCAATAGAGATTGCTATCCCCTCAAAATCTGCTTTAGGCACAAAAACTTTCAGCTTTTTTGATACTGATTCTTTAACCCTATGGTCTCCCACATGATATATATGTCTAGCTTCATTGAAAGTCAATGCTTTAAAGAAGCTAATTATTTTGTTTAGTTCTGACTCCATCTTACAAAGATAGTAAAATTTATTTAACTAAGCACTATTAGGTTAATGTTATACCTGCTCCATTTGCTGTTATCATCCAATGATTACCATTGTATATCGCTAGTAAACGTGCTCCTAGGGACTCTCCTGAAAAGTTGATACCTGTCTTATTATCACTCCCAGTATAGCCTGTTATCACCCCAGCTACTCCTGATGCTGCTGTTATTACTGTCCCTATCAGTTCAGATGTTCCTTGAGTAGTAACTGAAGTAAGTCCTATTCCTGGACCACTAGTAATGAAAAATTCATACTGTGTGTTAGTAGCAGGGTTATCTGGTAACAAGAATGCTTCCCCAGTAAAACCACTGATTAGAAACTGACTTCCTGATTCAGACTCTAATAATGTTCCTGGAGCTCTCTCTATATAGTTTACACTACCTACTACTTCCACTACTTCCAGGACTTCAAGCCTTTTAAAATTTTGTTGTGTAATCTTTTCATTTTTTGGCGAATTATTTGTAATTCTTAAATCTGTTAATTCCATAATTTTTTATTTATCTGTTAAGTACTTTAAAATGTTATTCCTGTGTTTGACTCTTCTTCTATTTCAAAGAAGTCTTCATCCTTGTATATTTTTCTTGTATTAGCTACAAAAACTTCAGAAGATAATCCTGGTTGCCCTGAACCAAAGTTGGTGTGCATCCATTTAGAACTACCATATTGTGACAGTACTTTTTTGTATCTGAAATTCTTTGCATATCCATCAGCTGATTGGTGTAAGTCACCACTGATAACACTTACATTGTAGTCATCTAACTTGTTCACTCTGATGTAATCAGATAAGACAGAAGCTACTTTATCATTAATGACTAAAGGTAGTCCATTCTTCATATCTTCATCATCTTTTCCATGTCCAAAAACAAGAGCATGTCCTTCCCATATAAAATGATTGTAAGCGTTGTAGGAGACATAAGTTTTGATGTCTGGATACTTTACCTCTAAGTAGGTCTCAAGGTGCTTCATAGCTCCGTATTCAAAGTCTCCACCATGATTTGAGTTACTTGTTGCAATGAAATAAACATCTCTTGCAAAATCATTAGCCATAATGATGTCAAACAATTCCCTATGTAACTCTACATAGAAGTCATGCTGTTCCCTATTGTTTAACTGCTGAGGTAGTGTGTGAGAAGATGTTCCTCTTAAACCACCAGTAGTTTTTGCATTAAAGCCATCAAGAGCATCTCCAAAGTCCATAATGAACAAAGAATCAAATGCTCCATGTAATGCTACACTTTCTTGTATATTTCTGATAGTAGCGTAGACTATCCTCTCTCTCATGACATCTTTGTCATATATGTTCTTGTAAATAGAATCTAGTTTAGTGAGAGCCCCAATATGCTTGTCAGCACCATATACAAAATGAGCTTTGCCATTTGTAAATATAGTTGGGTTATAGTTGAAAGGTTCTAATTCTTTTGTCAGTACCTCTTTTAGATTTGCAAGATGTTCCTCTGAGTAGAAGTTCTCCTTCTTTTTCATCTTAATCCATGGAACTCCATTGGGATTAGTTGTGAGTTTTTCTATCTCAAAGTCATCAAAGTCAATTGGGACTGCTTGTTTTTGTTGTTTTTTAAATGTCTCAAAGGCTAATTTATCACCTTTGAAGGTTTGACTGACAAGGCTTAGTTTGTTCTCTTGTTTGCAATACTGTTGCCAGTATCTCTGAGCTAATCTTGCTATTGTCTTGTTTTTGTATTTCTTATCTGTTGCAGCCCTCTCTTGGTCTGCTGGTTCAATACCATATCTTTTGGCTATTGATAGCCAAGTTTCTTCTGATGTCAGTTTACCACCATTTGCTAGAAGGTGATTAATAATCTGTTTTTTAATCATATAGTTGTTTGAAATTAACGAGCCTCGTCATCAGGGTATTCCTCCCAATCTCTGGTGTCTTGTGTTTTCCCAGTGATTTTATTGACGAAGTCTCTAAAAAATTGAAAAGTTTGTCCTATGGACTCAAATAATGATTTACCACTAACCCCTTTTAAGTTTTCATCTATACTCTTGACCTCTATCATAACTAGAGCCCACAAAAGGAATTGACTTAGGTTTGCTTGAATACCAATTAATGGTACTTCAAAAGAGTATGAGCCTTTAAATGCCATCATCTCTATTATGAATAAAACTATGAATGCCATACCATATTGGTATGATTTTATTATTGTTTGTCTTATGCCACCTGATACTACACCATACCTATAATCATTTAAGATAAGTGGTCTGCTTATTTCTTTACGAAGCTTGTAAAAATAAGATACTAGTCCTGTTAGTAAGTCTAAGTTGATGACTATGAATAAAGTAATTAAGGGGTATATCACAGATTCAAGGTGGGCTAATAATGGTACAGGAAGAAAAATTAAAGCTTTTTTCCAATTAAAATTAGTAAAAAAGTTAAAAAAGTTATATTGCTTCATCGTTATTTCTATATTTTAATACTCTGCCTAGGCAAAGATACAATTAATATTTTATTAATTTGTAATATATTTCTTATAAAAGTTATTAAATAATGTAAAGTCTTCACTATAAATACTTTGGATATTGTCTTTTGTTTCTTGTGTTAAGATATTTTCCCAATCTGAGGACTTACTTGCTTTGACCTCAAAATACTTAGAGATGTCAGCATCATTCTCTTTTAGAATATCTATTACATTTTGTAGGTCTTCAAACTTTCCTATGTAATCTACTATAATAGTTTCATTATCAAAGTCTGTTATAAAATGTTTCTGAGTGAAAAAGTGTTCATAATGATGTATACTAAAATTACTGCACCAATCTACATTTCCTCCCTTTATCTGGGAGGATAACTCCTCAATGTTTTCATCATCTACTCCATTATATCTGCAAGCACTTAAAAATCTTGCATAAGGATTCCTGACAATAGTGAAAGTAAATTGGTCTTTATAATTATCAGGAAAACGTTCTTTAATAAATCTTGCTGGGGTATGTAATAAATTATTTATTCTTAATCCAGCTTGCTTAAAGCAATGTTCTAAAGCTGTTCCACCAGTTTTAGGTATATGTATGAAAATAGGTTGTCGAGATAAAGCAAAGGATTTTCTCCTAAAAAGTTTATTTCTTAGTTTCATATTATCCCACTATCCAATTACTTCCATCCCAAATCACAGGAGAAAACACAGCACCAGCACCAGCAATGGTTGCCCCATAAGTGGGTGCAGTTGCATCTGTCACAAAACATTTCATTCCAACATATCTGAGATTTGGTGTAATACCATCAGGTAAGTCAGCTACTAAGAATGGTTTGGTTATTATACGTGGACTATAAATTAAATCTGCCTCTGTTGCAGTTGGATTCAAAGCTAATCTTTCACTATAATAATCTTCAAACACAATTCTCTCTTGTATATGCCCTAATGCAGAAGTTAATCTTCTCTGTTCTGCATTCTCACCTATAAATTTACAATGCCTTTGATGGCTACCAACTGAAAATGCACATTGCTGTTGTACTCCTCCATAAAGAAATTGACAATTAGCTTGGGTACAATCAGTAAAACTAGTATTAAATTGTGAACCATCATCAAATAAACAAAAGCTTTGTGCAGCATTTATAAGAGTTAAGCTCTGTTGAACACTTTTATTCATTCTTAAATGTGTTTGTGAACTGTTGTCTGCTTTAACATCCTTTTGAATAGTATTGTCCGTTAAAATAATATCTTCTTGGTATGAACCATTCTCGAATACTAAATCAAACTGTTGGCTTTTACCTGAGAGTGATATATTGACTTGATAACTCCCTGTCTTAAATATACACCTAACCTGTTGACTATTTTCAATCATTGTTATATTATAAGAAGCAAGCCCTTTAAAATTAATATTTTCATTTAAAGAATTTATAATCCTATTATTCGCTATACCAAAAATATCAGCAGAAAAAGTAGGAGTATATGAACCATATGCTCTACCATAATAAGTATATATGTAAAGGTCTTCAAAGATAGTTGGGTTATTACCCCACATGAAGGCTCTGATAGGACTTTTCCCATAAAGCTGAACAGTCAATCTATCACAAGATACTATATTTGAGTTGTTTTCATTTCGTTCTACAATTAAGTCATTTTCATAATCGTATTTAATAGCATCATAAGCTACATTGTATTCTACTGCATCAAATGGAAGTGCAGTCCAATCTGCACTAAGTTCGTATTCATAATTTACATCAGGTGGAATACCAGTATTCCCATTTAGGTTTACCCAAGTTTTACCTCCCCAATGCACTCTATCCCCTACTATATAAACTCCTGCATCATCAAAAACATTGAATCCACTTACTGTATCGTCATATTTAGGATTGTAAAAAATTCCTACTCCATCTAAGCTTAGCTCATCTGTTTCAACTGCTTGAAGCATAATTGTAGTTCCACCATACAAAGCAGTGTCTACGCCACTTATTTTATATGCAGAGCCAACAACTAATTCTCCATTGGCAATTAGTACATCTATCTCTGCTTTTGTTACTTCAATAACTGAGGCTCCTCCTCCTCCTCCTCCTCCTGATTCAAGAGCTGTGACTCTTCTGAAAAGGTCTATAAAATTTTCTCTTGTCTTTTGTAAACTCTTCTTTATACTTTCTTTTGGACTTAATGTCATCATTTTTAATTATTTTATATAGTTAGCAATTTATGCTTTTGTGGTCCCAGAATTTTTTCATTATCTAGTCATTATCATATAAGTTACATTTAGTGTTAGTACGCCATCTCCAGTTGCTACTGAATCCGTGCCATTGACCACTACTTTAGTATTCTCTAAATTCTTATGCTCATTAATTGGACTAGCAAAAGCCCAGTCATCAGCTGTTGTAGCTAAATTCAAATCAGGAAAGATTATGTTATCCCCTGCTCCATCAAAGTCTACAGTAAAGCTGTTAGCGTCAAATGGGGCTGCAGTGTAATTATAGTCATAGTCCATTCCTGTTACTCGAATATACTTCCCTGCTCCTGGTGCTGGTATTAAATCTATTGGAGTAGTTCCTAATGCCTTTATTTGAGCAGCAGATAATGATACTTTAACTTGTTGAGACCCTGTTATTACGTTTCCATCAATTCCAGCATCTACACCATTTACTGACATAACAAATGTTTTTTCAGTTGCTATAGCATCTAAATTTGGAAATAAAAAAGTTCCCATAGCATCTGTGCTAGGAATTATTTGAGGAGAACACACAATACTGTCTTTACTAAAATTTAATCTCCCTGATAAATCAAAACCACTAGTTGTATATATAGTAGGGTCTCCAAATCCACTACTTAATTCTAATTTATTCCAATGAAGTTGATTATATCCACTTCCAGGAGAATCTCTTACTTGAAAATAATCAGGTTTTCTCATAAAAGCAGAACCATTTAGATTTATATTATCAGCATATATATCTACTGAACTTCCAGCATCATCAATTTCAATAGTAGTGCCATTAACAGCTCCATTATAATCCCCTATTGATACATATAACTCTTCTCCCTCAATTGTAGTTCCCCAAGTAGTGTAGCCTTCAGGTTCTCCACCTCCACCATCTGGTGCATCTTCAAGACCTTTCAATCTTCTAAATAAGTCTCTAAAGTTTAACTCTACTTTTACTTTTTCTTTATCAGTAAATCGGTCTATGTTTAAATTTTTTTGTGCCATAATTTTTATTTATTTATTTATTAAAATGTCCTTCTTCTCTCATTTTTTTTTATTATGGATAAACCCTTACTTCAAGTGAATATTTTACTCCAGCTACTAAACTTCTAAATAATATAGAATCATTATCATTTCTATATGCTGCAGTTCCTGTATTATTACTAACCCCCATAATTGTAATAAATATCTGTGTTTTATCTTCTAAAAATATTGAGCCAGTAGTATTAATAAATTGCCCTTCATTGTAGGTTACTGCAGCAGTAATGATTTCTCCTGTATTATTAGATAATTCTACAAGGTCAAAAGTTGAATCTGTAAGATTAAGAACATAAGTTCCATTAGTCCAATTTGTTGGAGTCGTTCCTGTAGCAACAAAAGCTGTTCCTGCAGATACATACCCTACATTAGCAAAATCATCCCCCACTTCAAGAAAATCAATATAATATGTTTTACCAACTATTAATAAACCACTAGTACCCTCAACATAACCTCCAGCAGTGATTATTGCATTATAACTAGTATAAGGTAATTCACCACCTCCACCATCTGGTGCATCTTCAAGACCTTTCACTCTTCTAAATAAGTCTCTAAAGTTTAACTCTACTTTTACTTTTTCTTTATCCGTAAATCGGTCTATGTTTAAATTTTTTTGTTCCATAATATTTATTTATTTATTTATTTATTAAAATGTGAAATCTTGGATTGTGTAAAGGATAGACAATTTTATTGTACTATCACCCACAGTTGCATCTGTTGTTGGCACTGAGACTGTTACATTCTCATCTATACCTAAAGGTCCACCACTAGCTCCTGTCTTATCAATATCAAAGGCTCCTGTTGCAACAGCATTCCAATCAGCAAATGTACCTATATTAATAATAACTCCACTAGTGGAATACTTAAATTCTAGATTCTCTATGAAATCGTAAGCTACTGAATTGTATGTTATGTATCCTGAAATTGCAAGAATCTTAATAACTGTATTTGGTCCTCCTTTTGCAACACAAAGAACTGGTGTTGCAAGCAAGTCTAACAGAGCAGCTGGTAAGATAGTTACCTCAGCCAACTCAACTGTTTGTACAGCTAATGGGACATTTATTAAGTCAGTATAACTACCACTATTTGCCACAGCTGCTATTTCATCATTTTCCACAAAGGTTGATGTACCATCTGCACCATCATTTGCTAAGTCAGATGTATTTACTACAAGTGCTCCTGTTGCTTGAACCCAAATATTATCATCAGCATCCCAAATATACCTTGTTACATCACTTGCTACTCCTGGGTCTACATTTGCGTAGTCCCCAGCATTAGCTGTTGGATGTGCAATATTTAAAGCTGCTAAACTTACATAAAGACCTTTATAATATGGTAAAGGTGTATTGTCTAAGTCAGTATAGTCATTTGATGTGGCTGCTGCTCCTAATTCGTCATGCTCAACATAAGTAGATGTATTATCAGCTCCATCATTTGTGAAATCAGAACTTAAAGTAGGTTTGTTAAGTAAATCCACATAATCATTACTTACAGCCACTGCCCCCAATTCCCCTAATTCTACATAAGTGTCAGTTCCGTCAGTTCCATTATTTATAAGTTCTGAAGTAGTCGGTGAAGGTGGTGCAATAATGACCTCATGAAATTGTAAGTCAACTTCATCAATAAAATATCCATTATTAGCAAATCCTCCTCTATAAGGTAATATCTGAATCTTGTCTATACTTGATAAATTAACACCTTGTGTTGGGATACTAGTTAAACCAGAAAAACCTGATGTAACAACTGTATCAAAGTCAAGAGTTATTTTTTGCCAACTGGTATTTAAAGGGTTATATCCATATTGTCCATTACGAATAGTAATTCTTTCTGGTGGTACCTCAGCTATCCCTAAAGTATTATATAGGTCTACATAAATTACTGCTTTGATGTCCCAAGCTTCCTTTTGAAGTATCCAGAAAGTTAAGGTATTTATATTTGAAGTGGGTACTGCTGTACTCTTGCTAAATTTTACTTTGTCATTTACACAGTTTGTAGCTTCAACTGATTTAGTCCCTGAATGTGTACTAACACTAGTTACAACATTTGTTGGGGCTGGTGTATATATCCATTCTCCTGGTTCTCCTAAATCCTCATTAAATACTGCTTCTCCTGAGTATCCTCCTGGGTCTGTTGCTGCAGCCTGTACTCTAATAAATTTGATTGGATATTGTGTTTGGAAATCATAGTTTGGTTCAGCAGGAGATGCTGCTGGAGTTCCTGTAATTTTTTTAATTGAGCCATCTATATCAGCCACAAATAAATCAAACCTATCAAAGGTTGGGTCAGCTGCATCTAAAGTTAAACCGAATTCTCCTCCTATACTATACCATTCTCCAGCAACTGGAAATGATTGTGCAGTAACAACGAAGTTTAGATTTGATGTCCATTGAGCATATACATCAACTACATTAGTATTGTAGTTATAAAGTTCTGTGAAGTTGTCTTCTATTTTGTTAAAAGCATCACGGACAAAATCTCCATTATCTCCATTAGGTGTGCCTACATTAAAGTTTTGTTGTGCCATTTATGTTATGATTTGTAGTTGACTTATTTTTAGTTCCTGAGTATCAATTGTGATAGTAGCATTACTTATCTTGAAGTTTATTAAAATAGCTCCTTCAATTTGCTTGTAGTAATTACAGATATCAGTACATCCATACTTAAGTTTAAATAATAATTCATCTAGTTTAGTGATTTTTTCTGAATACTCGACATTTCCTGCTGCCACTTGAACACTGGCATAGGCACGTTGTTTTACTAAAGTGCTATATAAGGCAATCATCATTGTAGTGGCTGGACCTCCAAGAATAATCTTCCTGTCCAAAGCCTTAATGGTACTACCTATTAATATATTTACATTGTTATCTGCTGTTGCCATCTTATGTAGGAGTTATCACATTATCTACTGTTTTAAAACCATAGCCAATGTTTGATAATCCTGGGGCATAATCTGGGCACCCTGCACAAATATCACATACATCATCTAGGGCACTTGCTATCCTAATTGCCTCTTCTGTTTGACTAAATGTCAAAGCTTGGTGCAACAAATCTAATAGAGTTGCTGCAAATATAAGAGAGTCTGTATTTCCACAGTTATCTCTTTGTATCTTACAGTCTTTTACGACTATGTTTAATCCTTTTTCTAATACACACTCATGGTAGCCAATTAAGTTAGCTACTAATCCTTCTACTGGAGCTTCATCATCAACTGTTGGTATATTTGTTTTGGAGTCTCCTACTAGTGGGTCTATTGTACTATTATTTGCATAGAACTCAATAATCCACACACCAGAGATAGACTCAGTACCTAGGGCACTTGCTGGAATTGTAAAATCCTCATCTTCTGAGGTTCCCTCTAATAAGCTTGATAAGTCAATAACATCAGCAGCAGTCTTGTATGTTTCCTGATTCCAGGCATATACATTTGCTACTCTGTTACCAGCCTCAACTGTAACTGATGCCACAATATAGGAGGCATCTGCATTTATTTCTAATAGGTTTATATTCATGAGAGTGGTATGTTTAGGTTAATTTTTGCAAGTTTCTGTTGCCAATCAGGAGATTGAATATTTGCTGAAGCCAACATAACTGCGAGGTCCACAATTTCTCTGTGTGTTCCCTCAGGTAAAATACAATCATTAGTCCCTGTTAGGGCAATACCTGAAGGTAAATTATACCCACCAGCTCTAAAATCTTCTGCATTGTGTATGTATTCTAATTTTTTAATGTAATCCATCTTGACACTTTGATATGAAAATGTGCCATCTGTGAATAACTGTAATCCTTGTGAATTAAAAACGCCATTTACCTCTCTCCATTCAAATGAAGATGCTGTAAATGGGTCTTCTTCAAACTCATCATCTAGCTGCTGAATTCTAACAACAGCTGGGAAATTTCTGCAAGTTCCTTTGGTTAAAACAGCTCTTGCTCTCAAGTAGAACCAATAGTCACTAGGAAGAGTATATACAGTTCCATTTAATAAACCTAGTGTAGCTTTAACTACTAGAGGTCTGATATCATCTATTGTTCTTTGAGAGGTTTCAAAACCTAGGGAGTTTTTCACCCTAGGCTTTGCTACCATCTTTACAAAAAGTTCCTGTGCTTCATTAAGTATCCAATCAATCTCAGGAACCCGAAGATTCCTGTATGATTGACTGTCAATTTTATTAAACTTCGATTTGAAGTCATAATGCATGTCCTTTATGTCCACAGTTTCCTTTTTTTAGTTATTATGCTACAAACATGTTTTGTAATTGAGCATAAACTCCTCCATCATCTGTTGCCAGTAAGACATTGAAGTTACGCTTATCACCATCATTGCGATTTACTTTATCCGTTGAGAACTCAAAGTTAATTGAGCTGTATGTTTGACCATTCTCAAATTGGAAGATTAAATCTCCTGAAGCAATACCATCAGATAACTGAGGATAGTGATTCAAGTTAGTATGCAATGACATGCACTCAAACTCTTCTGCTCTTAGGTCAGCACCTGCATTTACTTCATACACAAGTTCTTGTGTTTCAGTGAACTCAATAGAAGGACCACTGTCCCCATTAAGAGTTATTGCTGGTGATAATCTAACACCACGAGGATAGATATAATTTACATCTAGGTCCTTGTAATTACGAGCTGTTGCTGGAACACCTTCAAGAACTAAAATCAACTTCTCAGTATCAGTTACGTCATTGCTGTCAGTGTTAAGAGCTTTAGTAGCTGTGATGAAAGCAGTGATTGCTGCTTTATCAGTGAAGTAACCAGTTAAACTAGCTACATCAACCCATGCAGTTGTTGCTAAGTCATAAACTTGCATAAATGCATCTGCAGTGTTCAATACAATCTCACCTCCTACTGGAGCTGGGATAGCTGCATCTCGTGCAGTATCATCTGCATAAGTGGTTAATCCTGTCACATCAAAGCGTACCTTTGCAATGTAAAATGGTGATTCAGAATTATTCACTTGACTGAATAATTCAGATGTGATAATGTGATTATCATAAGTTGGGTTACCTGTACAATCACAAGCACTAGTTAGCTCTGTTGGAGCATTAACTACTGAACTGTCCATGTTTACCCAAGACAATCCTCTTTCACGCATCAAAGACTCCTCATCTAGACCAATTCTTAATGTAGCTGCACTAATGCAATCACACTCTGAACTTGCCACTGTGGCTTCCCATATATTCACAGCTGGAGCAACATAAGGGCTTTCAGCAACGTTTATAATTGAAGATTTCTTGATTGTGTCAAAACTGTAATATACCTTTCCATCTAATTTCGCAATAAAGCGAAACTCATCTGGAAGGGCTGCAAAGGCAGTTGCTGCTGCCACTGAGGTAGTAGCTCCCTTTGCAAAGACTCCAAATTCACCATCCAATAATAGGTCTAGTGTTTTTGAATCTCCAATTGCTTTTACGTTGAAAAGCTGCTTGTTGTCTGCTAATGTATTTTTCATAAGTTATTAAATTTTGGATTTTATATGTAATAAAATCTCTTGGTTATCAGGTGAACTCAGGGTTTTCCTAACGTCCTCCTCATTGAAACCTAAATTGGTCTCAAAATAGAAAATTCCTTGTTTTGTGCGTTTTAGCACATTCTTTTGAATTGCTGATTTAATATCAGCTGCTAATGCAACTTCTTTCTTATCTCGCTCCAATAACATTTTAAGTTCCAAAGATAACTCTTTTTTATTAAATATGTCCTCAAATCTTACAGTTAAATAATCTTCATCCTTATTATCTGTGTTTTCATTAAGTATGATAAGAATAATCTGTCTTTTTCTAGTTAAAGAAAGGTCAGATACTTGTCTCACGAGACTGTTTCTCCTATCAAGTTTGGTTGCTTTAATCTTATTGGCTGCACCTTCATCATAAATATAGTGTGTAGCTTCTGGCTTACTTCCAGTCAACATCTCATCTTCACTTTTATAAATATAGTTGTTTACGAGTAAATACTTGTATTTAATAAAGTCAATTTGATTTTTGCCTGGATATAAGAAGATTGGACTATTGCTTAATTCTACCTTTACTATCGAACTTTCCCAGAATTCATGTGGCACACCTCTTCTATATGTATCATCAATATTATAAGGGAATCCTCCCTTTTTCAATTGTGCTACATCCTCCTCTGCTAACCCTGTGCTGTATTTCAACGTCACAGGGTTTACAAAAGGAGCTAAGATATGAGCCTGACTAAAGTACTCCAAGTTTTCGGAAAAACTTTTTATACCATTTCGTCCTGGTATTGGTCTGATTTCTATTTTTAAATCTTTATCTACCATGCTCTAATTTTAATTATTCATTCACTGATTTAACTAGTTCCCCAGTTACAGTTGAGTCAGTAATTTGTACTCCGATACTATCTGAGATATGTACTTCGTAGTAATCTCCTGAGTGTGTAGCTCTGTCTCCAGTACTTACACCACCTGGTCCAACTCGTCCTAAAATTCGTGTGCTACCATATACTTTATTCTTACGAACCAAGCAAATGTTATCTTTAGCTAAGCTATCACCATTACCACCTGTTACATCAAGGATAGTAATTCGCTGTGATTGTAATGGAACACCAGTTAATGGGTCAATATCACGGTGAATAGACTTATCATCATTCATAGCATTATGAACTAACTTGAATGAACCACCTGTTGGTAGGTCATAAGTTACAAACTGATAACCAGTTCTTAGTGAGTTATTACTCATACCTTCAGTACCTTTAATAAAGGTAGAAGATTCACGAACAATAGCTTTACCACCTGTCCAAGTATCTAATGCTTTAGCATACTCTTTCATTCCATAATGACCTGATAATCCCATAACTTCTCCTAAATCTCCTGGATTTATTCTAGAGTATACGATTCTATCAAAGAAAGCTTCAATTAGCTCAGCAGACATTGTAGTATAACGCTCTACATTTCCACCAAAACCAATTTGTTGCTCCATACCAGCACCTGGATTGATTGGGTATCCTGAATCTGGGTCGATAAGAGGTTGGTCACCTAAACGAGAATAAAGAGCAAATGTTGCCATTTCTTTATTCATTGCCATGTAGTAATCAGCTTCTTGTTTGTCCATCCATGATTTGTGTACTCCACCCTCATCATCTTGGAAAGCAATTTCAACCACTGCTTGTGCAGCGAAATCAGTTACTTTGTACTCCTTACGAAGTTTAACCAATGAGTTTTTGTACTCTACATTAGTGTAGTTCTCAGTGTGAGACCCACTTTCTGCAGCTTCACCACGCATGGTAAACATACGAGTCCATTTAGTTCCTGGCTTAAGGTACTTAGGATTGATAAAATGCTCTGCACCTTCAGTATAAGTCTTTAAGGTATACACGAATCCACGAGCTCCCTCTTTAGTCTTATTAGTTACAGTTACCACTTGAGACTTGTCAGAGGAACCAGGTCCAATTGACTCACCAATAGCAAATAGGTCAACATCTACTAATACTTCGATGTCTCCACGATATTTACCTGGAGTGTTTCCAGCTGTTCTGTTCTCAATGATAGTCATAGGACGGAATCCTTTAACTTTCATTTTCCATGACCAGTTAAGGTCATCAATATACTTCGTTTTTCCTAGCCCGAAGATACCTTCCAATACATTACCAGAGGAAAGATTTAGGCTATTTGTTTTTGATGCAAAGATTGCTCTTGTTGGTGCCTCAAAGACAGTAGGTTTGATAGCCAACTGGTTACTCCAGTGGTTTAAGTCAGTCATCCTAGTGGAATTAAACTTGGCTTGTCTTACCTGCAATTTGTTAATTTTAGTTGCCATAAATTAAATATTTAGTTTTAATTAAAATAGGATGCTAAAGGTTTTTTAGATTTTCTAACTCCCCCTGCTCCTGATATAACACTCTTTTTATTTCGCCTAACATTATCCCTAACCTTCTCTGTTACCTTTGATTCTGTATGTTGCTTGATTTCTTCAAAACTTAGAACTCCATCTGCGTTAGCATTTTTTAATAACTTTGCTATTTGGATAGAACCCGTAGGGCTATTCAAAACTCTCATTAAATCTTTTTGCATACCTGTTACCTGATTTCCATTCTCTAATTGAATAGTTCTATCAGACATATAAGTAGGTAGCTCTTTTTTGTCTTGTCTAGTGACAGCAAATCCTTCAACAGTTTCTGTTTCATCAAGGAATGATACCACTTTATTTTTTAATTCTCGACGTTGAGCTTTTGCTTCTTTTTCAGCATTCTTTGTAGATTCAAGAATCTCAGCTTGCTTAACCTTATATTCTTTTGTCCACTTACTGTACTGTTTCTCAGCAACGCTCTCCATCCTTTTTGAGTCTTTAAGAAACTCAATGTTGGCAGCAATGTATTCATCGTCATACCCTTCATCTTTTAATCCATTACGGACTACTAACTCTTGGTTAGCCTCATCAGTTAAGTCCATGCCTACTGAGATACCTGTGGATTTTTGTGTAGCCACTTGGTCTAAGAATGCATTGATGTCACCACCTTGTAATACGTACTTGTTCATTTGCTTGACCACTTCTGGTACATTTGCAAACAACTCTTCAATTCTTTCTTCAAACATATTGTCAAAAGAATCCTCAATAAGCTCTTCAGCTTTTTGTTCAGTAAGGGTTTCCCCTTCCTCTAGCTCATAATCGATATAACCTTTTTCTTTGAGATTCTTTAAAGTGGATAAAGCAGAACTTGGTTCACCTTCTGGTTCACCTGCTTCTTCTTCTTCTTCCTCTTCTTCTTCTTCTGTAATAACTACCTCTTCTTTTTTGAATAGGTCTTCATCGGGTTTGGGCTCTTCCTTAGGCTTACTGTCTTCAACCTTAGGGTTCTTATCATCTACTGCTTCTTCTTCTCCTTCAGTAGGTGCTGCTTCTTCTGCAAAGAAGTCAACATCTGCTACATCAGAATCGAATAAACCAGCAAATTCATCATTATTTGTTTTTAGCATACTGCAAATATAAAATAAATATTAATAATAATTAACATAAATCTTAATTATTTTTTATTAGTGTGTAATAGCTATTTCTTTGGATTTTTGTTTCCTGAGCTAATTTTTTTGCCTTCAAGCTTCATTTTATCCTTGTGTTCTACCTTAGATTGCTCAAATTTTTCACGGTCTAGCTGTGCTTTGCTTCTTTCAATGTCAGCTTTCACTCCATCTCTGGCAACTTCAAGGAAGTCATTTACTCCATCATTATCTGCATCAGCATCTGGATTGAAGGACATTCCTGTAATAGCTGATTGAGCAATAACAGTTTTACGTCTTTCACCTTCCTTAAGAACAACAAGCTCTTTATCATTCTTGTGTAGCTTATCTAAGCCATCTTGTCTCATTTTCTCAAGTTCTTGAGCCTGCTTGCCTCTGTTCTGTTCAATAGCAGCTTCGTCAGCTTTACGTGACTTCTCAGCCACTTTAAGAGTTTCTTCAGCTTCTACTACTCCTTCAGTTCTAAGGACAGCCATAATGTCTGATAGCTCTGCTTTTTGGTTCTGCATAGCTGCATGAGCCAATTGCTTAATGTTATCCACAGCTTCAGTAGCTTTGGTAGCATTAGCAACAAACAGTCCAATTCTAGAGGCTTGTAGTAAGTCTACATCTAACTCTAGCATTTTCATAGACATATCATCTAATACATAAGAAAGCTTTACTGAATTCTTACCAGCATAAGCAATCTTGGCTGTCTCTATAAGAGCAACCAATACATTTCTTTTAAAGGTAGCGTGTATATCAAAGAATGGTTCTAAGATATTTGAGGTCTGTACAAGGTTCTGTCTGTTAGTACCCACAGCTTGATTAGCATCAGCCTGACCTTCAACACTTTCTGGAATACCTATTGAGGCTCCAGCTTGTCTTTTAAGATATTCAGCGAATTCAATATACTTTGCAATGTCAGAGGCTAATGATAAATCTATGGTCTTAGCCATTGTATTTACATCATTATATCCTGTTCCTTCTTCATTTGGGTTAAACCACATAAATGGTGAACTCTCAAAGAAGTATGTCCATTGCTCCATATCTATACCTGCACTGTCAGGGATAGCATTAATGTTCATCATAACTTTCTTACCTTTATCTGAGGCAAGAAGTAATTCTAATCGATACATTACAATATTATAGTAGTACTGATAAACCTTTAGTCTATCCATAGGTGAAGTAGGAACTGAGTTCATATCATCTAAGTACACTCCATAGTATGGGAATTTACAATTATAGAGGTCGTCAATATCTTTGAACTGACCTGGGATTGGTTCCATGTTAACGTAGATATCATCGAGGATTATCCAAGTCTGATAACTTTCAGGTAACCATTCAAATTCTATTCTAATGTCACCAGCATCTGGGTTAAGCTTATAAGTCTCATCAACTATCATAACAGCTTCTGCCCCATCTGCACCTGTATAGTATAAGAATGCCATCTTTCTAAGGGACTTCCATAAACAGTGGTGTACATCAATATTTGCATAGTCTCTATACTCACCATCTTCATCAACTCTTTCTGCCAACTCAAATAAGTCTTCACCTGAGTTATCATCTATATAAGCAGAGTAGATTCTATCTATTTCTTCATTTGTTAATTCATCTCCAAAATGTTGTAAGATTTCTGATGGTGTCATTTTATACTTTACAGACATACTTTCTCCATCTTCTATAAAAGGAGAGATACTTGACCTTTTAGTATGTATGCGTAATGAGTTTACATTCCATGCCTGAGGCTCTCCATTAAGGATACCTACATACATACACTCCTTGGCTGATAAGCTAAGGTGTTTGAATGCCTCATTAAATTTTCTTTTGATATCTGTCTTCTGAATCATGTATTCCAAGAGCTGATGTGTCATAACCTCAGCTGGGTCTTGGTGCTCACGCTCCATATATTTCTTTGTTTCTAGAGGAGTTTGGGAATTAAGTTCCTGGTCTATCCTTGCTGCAACTTGTTGTTGCTCTTCAGCTGTGAGTTCTTTGCCAGAATTCTCCTGAGCAATTCTCGTCTCAATCTGTTTTCTAATTGGACCAGTTATCTCAGATACAACAAAGTTTCTGTATCTGCCCATAGCTTCCTGCTCTTTTCTAGTAGTAGCTTCTGGATTAACAGCAATTGTCTTCCAGGAGTTTGGTCTCTTCATCTCCATACCAAACAGAGCTTTCAGCTTACCTGAGGATATATCACGGTTTACCATAGATGCAGGAAGTTCACCTTGCTCAGAACCAAATGGTTTACAGACATATTCAAAATCCTTTAGGTCTATAATGTTGTTGAAGAGATTGTAGTTAACCATCATTCTCTTGTAATCCGAGACATGACCATAAGATTCTCTAAGAGAGTTGTGGTCATTTTTAAGTGTATTGGCTTTTTCTTTATACCATGCTTGCTTGTCTGCATTCTTGGCTGCTGAGCTTAATCTTTCGTTGACAGCTCTCTTAATTGATTGATTCATATTCATAATTTTTACAAAGTTAACGCTTTTTATACATTTTTCGACGCATTTCAAGAAGTTTTTTTGCATTTTTATGTTTATCCTTCTCATCATACACCTTTCCTAGCTCTTCTTCTTGTATTTGAAACATGCACATAAACAGTGAAGAAACCATATCAAAGTTCCCTGCTCTGTTGTATGCGATTAGCTCTTCAAGCAACCTGATAGAATAAATTTTATCTATCACTCTGATTGCTGCACCATGTTCATCATAGTCTAACACAGTAAGTAGCCACTCTTTTACATATCTCTCTCCTGCATCTTTAAGTTGTCCATTCATGTGACAACCAAATACCCTAGCAACTCTAGAGTTTTTTATGTTCTTACTAATTACTCTGTCAGGTTGAGCTGCAAGTAAATGCAATCTTTTAATTCTTTGGAAGTAGGTTTTAACACCAGTAACTTCATTCTCGTACATGATTTTAGTTCCATAGAGGTCTGCAAACATTTCTGCAATCCTGTCAATATCTGATGGAGTTTCTAACCTGCCTATATATTCAGCCACAACTATGTCAGAGTGTTGTGTACCTCTGTGGGCACTCTTATAAACTATGATGGAAGCTAGTGAGGTTCCTTCATCTTGTCTAATAGGGTCATAACCAATCTTATACAACCCAACTGGAGGATTTGCAATAGGTTGTTCATAAATCATTGGACACCCTCTTGTATCAGTGGGTACATTATAATAACTTGTAACTGGTTTGGCTGTCCCATCCATGATTGGCTCAGCAATTACTTTGCCATCCTTATAGTACATGTTGACAGGAGTACCTTTTGACATTTGCCAACCTTTACCTTTTACTAGTTGTAATTGTCTCTTCAGTTCTAGGACAGGGAATGTGTTTACAGATATGGCAGAGAAAGCTTCACTAGGTCCAAGAGGTTTCTCTTGCATTCTAGACTGTATCTCTGTTGAGGTTGCACCATGCTTGATAAGATTTTCTCTAATCTTAATCTCTACATTTTTAGCTCCTTCTTTATCTGAGTTACCGTGCTTATCATAGAATCCTTCCATGTTCCAGTTGATTGGGTGGAAGAATCCTACATTCATATCTATTTGATTCTCATCCCATATATTCTTAAATGGCAGTAAACCAAAGGCTTGTGGTCTACCAAACATGTCAGCATAATCATAAGTACCACCTTCCATATCTCCAGAAGTACCAAAGATTGTAATCATACCTGTCTTGATAGCCCCTGCCATTACACAATCTTCTGTTGCTTTATAGGAATCTTTCAATAATCCAGGTGTACCAAATGCTCCTGATTCTTCAAAGAATACTTCTTCAGCATCCTTACCCCTGGCAGCATCTGGGTTGTCCTTAAAGGTTAAAGCCATAATCTCAGACTTGAAACCTTTCTCTAATTTTATTCCATTCTTGTATTGAATGTATGATGCCTTAATGTGACCAGAACCTAACCTATCAATAACATCAGAGGGCATAGCCCAACCAGTGTTAGCATTGATGAAGTTAATGTTGTTGTAGGTCATTCCAAAAATACCATTTGGGTATAGGTATTTTTTATCATGGGCACCATATATAATAAGTTTGTTGGGTTTAGTGAAGTAAGCATTAGAGCCAATTGCAGCAGCCTTTAGGGAATATCCTTTACGTCTACTCTTACCTACAATAAGATTAAATCCTCCACCTAGAAAACCTTCCTCAATCTGCACAAAAAGATTCAAGCTCTCAAATAATTCTTTCATCTTGAGAGCCTGAGCTTTATCGTCCATCTTTAAGACCAACTCCTTTTCTTCATCTTCAAGGAGCATGTCTATTACTCCATACCTGGCTATCTGCCTAATCCAGAAGTAGTTGTAGTCTCCATCCCAAAAGTCAGGAAACCCTGTAATCTTGTCTGCTTTGTTTCCTCTAATCGCACCTACCTTTTTAATAGGTGTATAGTTGAGGTAGTTATAATGTTCTCCTGTAATCCTAGAGCCACCAATGGTAACACCTTTCATTGACTTAGTTCTCTCATTTTTCCAATAAGATACCCAGTCAGGTGTGCCCCAGGGGTCTGCAACATAATAATTATGCTTCATGTAATGGTTACCAGCTTCCCTAAATACCTGAGTATTTACCCAGTCACCACTAGGGTTTCTTACTGCATCAACCTTACCAGTGATGTATGTTTCATCTGCCATCTATTCTCTTTGGTCACCACCCACTATGAGCAGTAGTAATATTAATACTAATAGGTCTAGTACTCCCATTAATTTAAACTTTCAGGATTAGCAAAGAATGAAATTTCTTTATTACTTCTATTCTTTGTTTCTTCATACAACTCTTCTTCTACTTTCTTCTCTAAGTTCTTTAGGTTGCTCAATACTTTCTCTGTGTCATTCAGAGCTGCTGTTATATCCCTTGGTTTATACAAAGGATTCATTGTCTTCTCATTTACTGCATTGATATCCACCTCTAAGAAGAAGTTCTGCATTTTCTCTGCAGCTTTCTTTGCAGCCATATAATAGTTATAGGTTGTAGATGCTTCTTGTTGGAATTGAATTATCTTATGCATTGCTTGCTTAATCAGTTCATCAGGTTCCCAATGTTCTCTTGTAATAACAGCAGCCCTTACTTTACCTTCTTTTTGACTTTCAGGGTACTGCCTATATTGATTACTCTTTTTCATTGAGGTCATAAACTCTACATAAGCTAGCTCCTCTAAGGCATTGACTTTTTTCTTGTCTTTGTCTCTCTCCCAAATATCTTTGAAAGGACTAATCAACAAAGTCTCTGCATGTGGAAATACTGTTTTTTCTGATACTATAAATAGGTATGCCATATTATCTTTTAGATTTATTATACTCCTCAATCACCCTAAACAAGGAACATAAAGGATATTTATGTGTTTTACGTGCTCCATCTTTTATAAACATTACACAGTACATGGGTCCTTTAGTATAAGCATTCTCTATTGTCTCGTAGACAATAGGCTGGCTTGTTTCGTTTCTTTGTATCTCTACTCTCATATTAAAATTCTTTTATTAAACAATAAGTTACATCTTTCTGACCTTTAACTAGGTCTAAGATTTCAAAATATTTTCTTACATTATTAATCACTTGACAGCCAACACTCCAGCCACCAATTAATTTTCGGATTAAGTTCATAGCTTTCTGATAGGTGACAGTGTGAAAATTAATTCCACGTATGCCCTCATACATCTTGCCTATTTCCTCAACCTTTTTATTCTTATTCCAATCTCTGAAATATTTGATTGGTCTGATTTGTTTTAAAGCTGGCATTCTTCCTCTGTGTAATCCAAACTTCCAGAGCCCATAGTACCACTCATTTGTCTTAACAATTAAAACACCATCCTTACTATATTTTTCATAGTTATGTAATCCAGTAGTACCAGCATTAGTAGTACCTGTTGTTACCATTATAAACTTCCTCCCAAAAAATAAATAGAATTTATCATCAAAATGATTATATAAATCTTCATTAGATTGTATTCCAAGTATCCAATAATCTTTTGGAAAGCCTTTAAATGAGGGGAGAGTTTTTACATGATTTAATAGTTCTTTTGTTGTGTAATTTCTTACTCTTGTATAATTATTATCCTCCATATCTTAATTTATTTTTCCAGGTTATCCCTGCTGTGTTTTTTATTTGTCTCTTCTGAATTAACTTATTATAGTTTTCTTTCAGGGTTTTTATATTGTTGTTCATATTACCATCTTTTTATTTTACAATGTGCCTTTGGGGATTTAATTTTTGCTGGCATATGACATGGGCATTTCATACACCAATGTATAGGAGCTTCAGGTTTCTTAAATTCACACCTATTACAGATTGCAAGTCTTTGCTTTTCCTCTGGGGTAGTCTTACCTGTTAAGTAATTTTTATACCCTACATATATGTTTTTTATTGTTCCCATTATTGCTTTTTTAAGAATTTTTCAAGCATATCCTTTAACTTGAAGTATTGAGAAATCTCAATCTTATTAAACCTCTTTCTGTCATTAATACTCTTTAGCTGTTGTTTTGCCCTACCAGGGTAGACTTGGAATGTACCAAAGTATTTTAATCTTATGGTATCCAGGTCTCCTGATTCCATCTCTTTCTTTGTCATTAACCAGGGTCCAAACACTATCTCCTTGAATTGGTCTAAATTCAATTCAGGATACTTATGCCCTTCTTGAGCATAAAACTCATGTAAGAGTTCATCATTTTTTAATGTTTCTTCTTTTCTCATGCTTGTCCTTCTGTTGCCATAGGCATTGTTAATTCTATTTTTGGTCCTAAATACACATACCTGATGTTATTGACAAGGAATACCTTTTCTCTTTCCTCAGTGTACTCAATATCATGATTGTCTAACCAGTCATATACATCTTGTGTAATCTCTATCTGTAACACATAGTCCACCTTTTGAGTGTCTGTGTTCATCATTAGTGTGCTTTCTACTCCTAATAGGTGATTCATTCTTTTACTAGTTTGATTCGATACCCCTGACTATTATTGACAGGGAACATAAAACTTCTTAAATCTATTTTTCTTGTGATAGGGTTCTTGGTTAGATAGTTCTTAGCTATCATTTTTTTGAGGTGGTTACCAAGACCACCAGGTTTAAGAGAGAGTTTCTCCATCACCTTTTTTCTGACAACCCCATTAAACATATCTTCTTCAATGAGGTTCTTGTCCTGTGACATGAAAGCAGCTAATACTTCAATCTCTTTAGTGGATAGCCTTTCAGGAAATTTATCCTCTGGCAGAAGAACATTCATTATTTCTAAATGCTTAATGTAGTAATCATACTTGCTGACTTTCAACACTTTTGTTATTACTTGCATATCTTTTAATTTTAATATGAAGCAAATTTAAGATAAATATTAATAATAACAAAGGAAAAGTTAACTTATTTGTCTATCTGACCATTTATTTTTGTAGATGTATCTCTCACTAGAACTGCCAAGTTGCACAATCCAGTGCCTCTCCCATATCCATAAGAACTTGACATGCTTAGAGATAGAGTATCTAAAGTACCTAGTGCCACCTACTGTAAAGAAGCCATATTGCTCTCCAAATAAAGTATGGTTCCTGTATGTCAATGCACCTCCTGGACCTTCATCAATTAATATATCTATATCTGATAGAGGTCCATTCTTTGGTCTCACCCACAGCTTAAAGTTCCAAGTTGGGTTTCTAAGTGCCATCCATCTAAAAGCAACATAAGAACGTTGAAACCAGCCAATAAATCCAGTCATATCCTCTATCACTATATCATTCCTCTCTCGCCACCCTTCGTCACCGTATAGGTTACTTATCTCATCCTTCTCGTCTCGGTTAACAAACCACCAACCGAATGAGTACTTCTTCCATCCCCATATACACTCAATCGGGTATACTATGTGAAAGATAAGGATACCTATAAATGCCATGACACCAAAAGCCACTCCTAATAATAACCATCTTGTGATAGCCCAAATATTTTTTAATTTCATATTTCAATATTTAATTGTTCATAAGTGAAAACGTG